AAACAACCAACTGGTTTCGTAGATGTGCATAATAATCCTGTCAAACCACATGACTTTCATAATATTTATGAGGCAAAAGATTTCATTAAAAAATATGAGGAGGTCGACGGGTTTTCTATTTATGGTTACGATCGCTGGGCATACACATTTATTTACGACCGCTACAAAAATATAATCCCTGACACCAGTAAGATTAATATTGTTGCTCTTGACATCGAGGTCGCCTCTGACGATGGGTTCCCAGAACCTGACGTTGCCGAGAAAGAAGTCACCGCGATTACAATGAAGAGGCGCAATCTAACTGTGGTGATTGGTTGCGGCGACTTCGTATCGAATGACAAGAATGTCTACTATCTAAAGTGTAAGGACGAAGCGCACCTACTTCGCAAGTTTCTTAAGACTTGGGAGTCTATGGACATTGATGTGCTCACTGGTTGGAACACTGAGTTCTTCGACATTCCTTATCTGGTGCATCGCATCGGTAAAGTCCTTGGCGAGGAGAGCGTTTCGCGTATGTCTCCTTGGGGTCGTTTACGGCAGTACAGCGTAACAATTGGCACAAAAAAGAATATTGGTTACGAACTGTATGGTATCGCGCATCTTGACTATCTTGCCGTGTATAAAAAGTTTCGACTACAACCTCGCGAGTCATATCGGTTGGATTACATCTGTGAACTTGAGCTCGGTGAAAAGAAGTTAGACTATTCCGAGCATGGTAATCTACACACTCTGTACAAAGAGGACTATCAAAAGTTCATCGAATATAATATCCGCGACGTTGACCTGATCTTCATGCTCGAAGAGCACCTCGGATATTTGGATGTGATCTTTGCGTTGACTTATGACTCAGGTTGTAACTTCGAAGATGGATTGACAACTCTCACGATCTGGGATACAATTATACATAACTATCTCATGGATCAAAACGTAGTGATTCCTACGAAGAAACATGTGCCAGAATTTTCTCAGCAGATTGTAGGCGGTTTCGTAAAAGAACCACAGATTGGTATGCACAATTGGATTATGTCCTTTGATTTGAACAGTCTGTATCCGCACCTTATTATGCAATATAACATCTCGCCTGACACACGTGCACGTGGGCGCGAGGTAAATGATCTTGGCGTTATTGCAGGTCGCGCGAGCGTTGATGCATTCCTCAGTAAATCAATCGACACCTCTCCGTTGATCGATCTTGATATGACTGTAACTGCCAACGGCAAATTTTATCGTAAAGATAAAAAAGGTTTCCTGTCTACATTGATGGAAAAAATGTATGATGATCGTAAGAAGTACAAAAAGAAAATGATTGCAGCACAGCAGGAATATCAAACGAATCCTTCCTCTGAACTTGCGCGAGAGATATCGCGTAATCATAACATGCAGTATGCGTTGAAGATTCTACTGAACTCTGCTTATGGTGCGATCGCTAACAAATACTTCCGTTGGTTCGAACAAGAAAACGCGGAAGCGATTACAATGTCTGGGCAATTATCTATTCGTTGGATCGAGAGCAAACTCAACGATTATCTGAACAAAATCCTGGGCACTAATTCTGACTATGTGGTTGCGGTTGATACTGACTCAGTGTATATTTCTTTTGATGAAATGATTAAGCGAATCAATCCTGACAATCCGATCGACTTTCTTGACAAGATTGCGAGCGAAAAGATTGAACCGTATATCAGTCGATGCTACGATGAACTCAAAGATTACATGAATGCATACAGTCAAAAGATGATCATGAAGCGTGAGAACATTGGCGACAAGGCAATCTGGACTGCTAAGAAACGATACATGATGAACGTGTGGGATAGTGAAGGTGTTCGGTATAATGAACCAAAACTCAAGATCATGGGCATCGAGGCGATTCGTTCTTCTACTCCTGCCGTTATCCGCGACTACATTAAGCAAACAATCCAGTTGATTATGAACACCGATGAGAAAACAACTCAACAATATATTGCGCAGATCCGTGAAGAGTTTAATCAGTTGGCGTTTGAGCAAGTTGCATTTCCTCGAGGGGTAAATTTAACTACATGGAAAACAACTAGCGATGGTCGCCGTTATCCTCAGTCATATGCTGATCCTCAAACGATCTACAAGAAGGCGACGCCGATTCAAGTCAAGGGTGTTCTACTATATAATCATCTACTAAATAAACATGGTCTTACAAAAAAATATGAAGAAATTAAAGACGGTGAAAAGATCAAGTTTTGTTATCTGAAAGTTCCAAACCCGCTAAAAGACAAGGTTATCGCATCTACGGGATCTCTTCCTCTGGAGTTTGGATTAGACGAGTACATCGATTATGATACTCAATTTACAAAAGGATATCTCGAACCAATGAACACTATTCTATCAGTGATTGGTTGGTCTGCTGAGAAGCGAACTTCGCTTGAGGATTTTTTCTGATGAATTGGTTTAACGACATCATCAAAAGTTTAGAAAAAAAAGATCTTGAGAAAAATGTTGTTGACAAAACAATAATGGAGAAACTCCCTGGCGGGGATAACGAACACGTTCAAGAAGTTTATAAGGCAAGATGGGTTTGGTATCACACAATTTTAGCAGTTGAAATTGCCTTCACAAATATACTTTTAATTGCAATACTATTAGCGGTGGTTCTAAAATGACAGAAATAAAACAAGCACTAGACTTAGGAGACTTCGATTTCGGATTCACTTTAGTTGATGAAGACGAATTGGAAGCAGTACAACAAATACAACTTACTGTAACTCAGGCAGAAAGCACTGCTGGAGAATGGCAAGCACAAGCAGAGCAATGGCGAGATAAAGCGCAGTTGTTATACAAAGCAATGCAACCTCTGTTGAATAATCTTGCCCAGTCTCCTGAAAAAGAATATATTCTTTGGCCTGATCGAGTTGACAAAATTAATAATTTCAAATTAAAATTGATGTCAATTCTCGAAGATTAAAATATGAATGGTTTTGACAAATTAAAAGAAAGATTGGAAGCAGAGGGATGGTATGTTGGATGGAATCTACCATGTTGTCAGACTTGTGCATGGGATGCAGTGCCCTATGAGTTTAAGAATGGTGAGAAGGTGAATTTGGCAAAAGTGCTTTTCAATCATTCACAGGATTGCGAGTATGAACCTGACTGCATTGATTGCGAGAAATGTGATGGCGATGGTTTGACTGAAGAAGGCAATGAGTGTCCCGACTGTGAAGGTGTTGGTTACATTCATGAAGATTATGATTCGAGTAAAGACTTTGATCTATCAGTGTCAGGATTTGTTTGTTTAAAACCAGAGGACATAGATGGATCTTCTTTCTGTTTCGACGGCAGCGATGAAGGTGTAGAGAACTTAACGGCAGTCTTACCAATCATAGAGGAATGTGGTTGCAAAATAAGATGGAACGGAACTGGTGATGCAAGACCATACATTAGTTGGGATTAATATATGAAAGATGATGGATTAAATGCATTGCGTGGTGCAATGAATGCGATTGTAATATCCGCATTTATGTGGTTTGGAATATTCTGTGTTTGGTTGTTTGTTTTTTAGGAGAATTGATACATGAGTGATTATATTGTAGAAGATCCAATAACATTGGGCGGTACACTAGGACTGATCAAAAGATGGCATTATGATAGAAATTTAATTGAAGGTGCTACTGATAAAGATCAGGTCTGTAAACTCATTCAAGAGTTAGGAGAGTTGTCGGACAATGTTTGCAAAGGTAATGACATTCGTGATGATATTGGAGATTGCATAGTAATACTGGCAAACATTGCTGAGAGAAATGGTATCTCTATCACAGAATGTGTTGTTCAAGCATACAACGATATTAAAGACAGAAAAGGTCAAATGGTTGACGGTATTTTTATTAAAGAAAACTTAGAAGAAAACTTGGAGTAAAAAATGAACATCAATCATCTAGTTTTGATGATGGGTTTGTTATTAACAGGTGTAGGTGGATTTTTTTCAATTATTGGTCTAGCAACTATTTTTGCTGGCGCATATTGGTCAGTTGTAGTGATGGCAACTACACTTGAATTTTCGAAGGTTGTTGCTGCCTCTTGGATATACAGGCAGTGGTCTATAGCACCCTTCTTAATACGTTCATACATGGTCGCAGCAGTTATGACTCTTGTATTCATCACTTCTATGGGTATCTTCGGATATCTATCGAAGGCGCATGTAGAACAAACTATTAATCAGGGAGGAAATAATGAAATACGAATTGAAGCGATACAACGCAGGATTGATCGACAAAATGGTATCATCAGTGATTCCCAACTCGTACTCGGTCAACTTGATGATGCGGTTTCCATATTACAAGAATACGATAGAATACGGGGACCTGATGGTGCGATTGCAGTTAGGGAGTCTCAATCCGAAGAAAGGCAATCGCTCAACACGGCAATCTCTCAAGCGTATGATACTATCGAAGAACTCACCGATGAACTCGCTCCGCTCCAACGTCAACAACTTGAACTTGAAGCAGAAATCGGTCCGCTCAAATATATTGCAGAATTAGTTTATGGAGAAGATCGTGCGTCTGAGTATTTCGACAGTGCTGTTAGGTGGATTATTATATTACTTGTATGTGTATTTGATCCCTTGGCAATCGTAATGATCATTGCTGGTAATGTTGGTTTGAAAAAACGGGGAGTCATTCAAGTAATGACTGAAGAAGAGATATTGAAAGATGTTGATATTCAAACAAATACTAATACAGATGGTCATAATTTGAGTTGACATTTCTGTAGTAATATTGTATAATGTGTTTATAAATTGCTTAGAACGTCAATTGAGGATATACGATGAGCGTACTTGCTAAACTTAAAAAGAACTCGACTATCAAAGAAACTGCGATTCTCTCGGAATCAAAATTCTTTACACAAAAAGATATGATTCCGACTTCTATTCCAGTCGTGAACATTGCTCTCTCAGGTAGATTGGATGGTGGACTGACCCCAGGATTAACAATGTGGGCTGGTCCATCAAAACATTTTAAAACTGCTTTCAGTTTGTTAATGGCGAAAGCATATTTGGAGAAATATGAAGAATCTGTATTGTTATTTTATGACTCGGAGTTTGGTACTCCGCAAAGTTATTTTGATTCTTTTGGTATTCCCATGGATAGGGTTCTTCACACTCCTATCACTGATGTGGAACAACTCAAATTCGATGTAATGAGACAACTGAACGAGATTGAACGAGATGATAAAGTAATCATCATCGTTGATTCAATTGGTAATCTTGCATCAAAGAAAGAAGTTGAAGACGCACTCAGCGAGAAGTCTGCCGCTGATATGACTCGCGCAAAACAGATCAAGTCTCTGTTTCGCATGGTTACTCCGCACCTGACAATGAAAGATATTCCTATGGTTGTGGTCAATCACACCTATATGGAAATCGGTATGTTCCCGAAAGCGATTGTCGGCGGTGGTACTGGTTCTTATTACTCTGCTGATAATATCTACATCATTGGTCGTCAACAAGAGAAAGTTGGTACTGAGATAACAGGGTATCACTTTATCATCAATGTAGAGAAATCCCGTTATGTTCGAGAAAAATCTAAGATTCCTGTCACGGTTACACATGAAGGTGGAATATCTCGTTGGTCTGGTTTGCTAGACATTGCGCTTGATGGACACTTTGTAGTAAAACCCAGCAACGGTTGGTACTCTCGCGTCAATACATCAACAGGTGAAGTTGAAGATAAAAAGTTTCGTGCTAAGGAAACGAATTCCTCAGAGTTTTGGATCCCTATTTTAAAAGACGAGGCATTTCAAAATTATATCAACCAAAGATATCAAGTTGCCCACAGCGCGATTATCACTGATGAAGAGATTGATGAGTACATCGAAGGTTAAGTTCAAAACACCTCTGCGTTATCCAGGAGGCAAGTCTCGCGCAACTAAATTTTTCTTTTCTGATGAACATCTTCCAAGTCAAATAGAAGAATACCGCGAACCATTTCTTGGTGGTGGTAGTTGCGCTCTTGCCTTTGCCCAGCAATTTCCTGAAATTCCTGTCTGGGTAAATGACAAGTATTACAATCTGTATTGCTTTTGGATAACTCTGCGCGATCACTGCCTTGACCTTCAAGAAAAACTTTATTTTGAAAAAAGTAAAGCGATGAAAGAAAATTCTCATAAAGAACTATTCTTACATTGCCGTGAAACAATTGCTGAGCAAACTGATATGCTCGAGATTGCTTGGCGATTCTACGTTTGCAATAAATGTTCTTTCTCTGGTCTTGGCGAATCATCAGGTTTCTCTGATGCTGCCTCGAAGTCTAATTTCAGCGAAGCAGGTATCAATAAATTAATCGCATACTCTCGTATCATTTCTAATTGGAAAATAACTAACGATGATTACACTTCGTTGTTTGAGAATGTAACGCCGAACACGTTTATGTTTCTCGATCCACCCTATGACATCAACTCATTTCTATACGGTAAAAAGGGTGCGCATCATTTAGATTTTGATCATTATAGATTTCTTGGTGAAGTGAATAGTCTTGACTGTCAAACTATGATCACTTATAATAGTAATGACAAATTGAAACAAATGTATCAGGGTTGGGAACAGACGGTTTGGGATTTAACCTACACGATGCATTCCAGTAAAAAGTATAGGGAAGATGAACATAATCGTAAAGAATTATTATTGAAAAATTATTCTTTACAAGAAAAAAATTTATTGAAGTTTATATCATGATGAAAAATAAATTTATTAGTGCCTACATGGACGTCGCCGAAAGATTTGCCAAACTGAGTACGGCAAAGAAACTGAAGGTCGGTTGTGTCATTGTAAAGGACAATCGGATTATAAGCATTGGATACAATGGCACGCCAGCTGGTTGGGACAACGAGTGTGAAGATATTGAGACAATAGATTATGATGATCTCAATGGACCTGTTCAGATAGTCAAAACGAAACCAGAAGTCATACATGCCGAAATGAATGCGCTGATGAAACTTGCTCGTTCGTCTGAGTCAGGCGAAGGTGCTTCTCTATTTGTAACACACTTTCCTTGTATTGAATGCGCAAAATGTATTTACCAAGCAGGGATATCCGTAGTATACTATAGAAACTTCTACGAAGCAACGAAAGGTTGTGGTTGGAAGTTCTTAGATCAATCTGGTATTAAAACTGTAAAAGTGAGTAAAAATGACTGAAGTCAATATTGAAGAAATGATTCTATCGAATCTATTGAATAATGAAACCTATCTACGAAACGTATCCCCCTTTTTAAAGAAAGAATATTTTAGTCACTCAAACGTAACAGTCTTCCGACTGATCGTTGATTACTTCAACGAGTACAATAATCCCCCGACTCAACATGCTCTTAAGATTGAGTTGGACAATCTCAATGTTAATCAGGATAACTACGACTACAGTCTTGAGTTGATTACTCGACTGATACAATTAGAGTCCGATGTAGATTGGTTGTCTGAGAAAACTGAAAAGTGGTGTCAAGATAAAGCGATCTACAACGCAATCATGGAGTCCATTCAGGTTATCGAAGGTAATTCTAAAAAGAACAAAGGTGCGCTCCCTGAGATCCTCTCAGACGCATTGTCAGTGTCGTTCGATACACATATCGGTCATGACTTCCTTGAAGATTATGAAGCGCGATATGACTTCTACCATCAGAAAGTTGAGCGAATGCCTTTTGACATTGACCTTCTGAATACTATCACTCGCGGTGGTGTGCCTCGTAAAACTCTGAACGTAATCCTTGCTGGCACTGGCGTTGGTAAAACACTGATGATGTGTCACTTTGCTGCAGCGAACCTAATGGAAGGTAAGAACGTTCTGTACATTACTCTAGAGATGGCAGAGGAACGTATCGCTGAGCGCATCGATGCTAATCTAATGGATGTTCCTTTAAATGAACTGGAGACGTATCCTAAGCAAACATTCGATACCAAGATCGATCGTATTCGTAAAAAGACACAAGGCAAACTGGTTATCAAAGAGTATCCTACTGCCTCTGTTGGAGCAGGGCACTTTCGTCACCTGCTGAATGAATTGAAACTGAAGAAAAAGTTTACACCTGATATTATCTTTGTCGATTATCTGAACCTGTGTGTCTCTTCTCGAATGAAGATGGGTGGTAGCATAAACACCTACACTTATGTCAAAGCAATCGCCGAAGAACTGAGAGGACTTGCCGTTGAAAACAATCTCCCGATTTTTACCGCAACGCAGACAAACCGTACAGGATTCACATCGTCGGACGTGGGACTTGAAGACACATCAGAATCATTTGGTCTACCCGCAACCGCCGACTTCATGATCGCTGCCATCTCCTCTGAAGAACTTGAATCAGTAAACCAGATAATGGTAAAGCAACTCAAGAACCGTTATGGCGATCCTGCAATGCATCGTAGATTCGTTGTCGGAGTTGATAGATCTAGAATGAAACTATATAATGCTGAGACTCAAGAATCTATTTTACCCAGCATTGATGATAAACCTGTCATGGATAATACAGATTTTGGTGTCGGACTCAAACGTGAACGTGTAGATAAAACGGTATTTGATACATGGAAATAAACAGCGCTGCCTATCTTGGAAAAGTTAAAATAACTTTCAAACATTGGATAACGGGAGAAGAATGTGTCCGCGAGGGTACTCTCCCCGCAGTGTTCAATAATCAATTGTCTGATAGATATCTTCTGTGTATGGAAAATAATGAGTGGGAAGATATTATTAAAGAAACTGTTGTTGAAATTGTCGAGATTTAAAATGAAAAAACTTTCTAAGAAATTTAATAAATTAATGAAAAGAGGACTTCTTCATAAAGTTATTAATAAACATTTATCCCGCGAGCGCGAGGATAAAATAATTGAAGAATTATCTCAATCTGTGTCTGAACCATTTGGAATAGAAAACGCAAAAACAAAATGAAAATATTAATATGCGGATTGCCAGGAAGCGGTAAAACTACACTCGCAACACCACTGGCAAAATTACTTGGCGCAGTACATATTAATGCTGATGCAATTCGAAACGAGTACAACGATTGGGATTTTACTTTTCGAGGCAGAATTAGACAAGCGCAACGCATGAGATATTTGGCAGACGGTATTGTAAAGGCAGGTAAAATTTGCGTTGCAGACTTTGTTGCTCCAACTCCGCAAACACGGCAAGAATTTGAAGCAGATTTTGTAGTGTGGATGGACACTATTAAATTTGGAAGGTTCCTAGACACTAATGAAATATATGTTCCCTTGAACGAACAAGAATATAATTATCATGTATGTCAGTGGTTTAATGACACGCATGAACAACTTGTAAAAGTTGTTTCTAAGTATATTGACAATGAAAAATAAAATACAATCCAAACGTCATTTAGCGAAAGCAGTTACTTGGAGAATCATTGCAAGTATTACAACAGCAGTTATTGCTTGGTTGTTTGGATTGCCTCCAAAAGCAATAGGCGCAGTGTTTATGATTGACTTAATTATTAAGTTTGGATTATATTATGCTCATGAAAGATTATGGTATAAACACATTAAGTATGGAGTGGTGACAGATGATTGAATATAAATTTAATGAAGACAAATTAATTGAAGAACTGAAAGAGTATATAAACAGTACATATGATCAGCATTATGCTACTGACAAATATCAAGCAACTGATATCATTATCGACAGTGGTCATGGTACAGGATTTTGTCTTGGCAATGTAATCAAATACGCAAAACGATATGGTCGTAAAGGAACCTTCGAAGAATCAAGGAAAGATCTGATGAAGATCTTACATTACGCGATTATTCAACTTTATGTCCATGATCAAAAATCTAAATCATCAGATTTTATATCGTTTGATGGTATGAATAATTATTATGAATTTGAAACACATGGTTTCACCGATAGCGCATCTTATGATGAATATAATATTGAATATGGCGGAGATTTTGTTATAGAAGCATCAGATTGTAATATTGATTGGGATGACGACTATTGCCAAAGTTTTGATATGGTTACAATTAGTAATACAGGAACTATTGAGATCTCTGAAATCTCTGTGTCCGAAGATGTGGAAGAAACCAACGAGGAGAAATAGTGTCTATTATTAATTTTGTTCATGTCCCTAAAACCGGAGGAACAACAATACACCATTGTTTGTTAAATTCTGAATGGATAAAACAAAATTTTAATGAAACTATTATCACTCACTGTAGAGAACCAGATTACTCTAAAGATCATAAATTTTTATTTGCACTGAGAAACCCGATAGAAAGATTGTTCAGTGTTTTTAATTATAGAAAAATTGATACATGGTATCCTGACGCAGACAAAGCAATCTTACAAAAATATGGCAGTTTGTCTAATCTAGCAGAAGAATTATATGATGGAGATTTGAATGAAGAAAAGGCGAAAGAACTTTCCAACATCATCTTCGTTGATTTAAATTACAGATATCATTTTAAAAATATTTTTGATCATATTACTAGAGAGAAAATACATGGAGTGATTTGTTATGACACAATCGAAGAAGACATTCGTAAATATATTAGATTTGAAAATGTTCCTTTGATGCAAGAAACTCCAAAAGAATTAAAGCAAGATGCGCTCTCTGTTTTAGCAAGAAACAATTTAAAGAAATATCTGAAACCTGAATTTGATGTAATTCAAAAACTCCTACAGATTTATCCATTAACTGATTCACAAACAAAAAGCATATTAGTATAACTATGAAAATACAATTACAAAACTGGAAGTGGTGGAGATTGATGCTTTTCTATGTAGTGATGATTCCAATCGTCGCCGTATTCGATTTGGTATTCTATACCATCAAAGGAATTTACTTGGTTATCTCCAAAATAGAGCGATGGGGAGACGAAAAATTGACCCTTTTACACGACTGGGCGAGGAATATCTAACGTAAGTTATTGATTTTCTTAGAGTTTTTTCGACTTTACTTTGATATCGTAATAGGGGATAATAACTATATTGATTGAGGAGATACCCCTATATGCGTTTTTCAGTTTACCAGTTCGACCTTTCCAGCAAAGCAGTTGACCGTGTCAACACCAATGGTTGGGAAGTTGCTCAGCGTGAGTTCCCCGAGGTCGCTATTCACCGCGACGTCAAATTCGAAGGCAGTGAAAACTACCAGTCTTGGATGTTCAACCACTATAACCTTGTCGCTGAGATGACTGACATCTCTAATCTTGAAGAAGTCTTCCATGTCGGCAACGGATACGGCGACCAGTCTAAGATGACTCGCGTCGCTAATCGTATGCATTCAATGAGCGTTGGTGACGTTGTTTTCTGTCACGATACTAACACTTATTTGATGTGCGACCCCGAAGGTTGGACTGCAATTTCTATTAAGGAGGCAGCGTAATGAAACAAATAATCGCAATCATAGCACTCGCATCTACTGTAGGATGCGCTTCACAACCGTCAACTTATCACGACACTAGCACGCCCGACCAACGAAATATTGAGGCGACTGGTGCCGCAGCGACTGAAGCAGCACGTTCGAACAGCAGTCAGAATGTTGACGTTAATTCAAACGTGCCTCTGATACGAGGCACCAGAGTTTCATACGATGGAAACAACACTGACTATAGAGAACTTCCTGGTATCTGCTGCGCGTATCACCCAGACGGCACTCGAAATTATAAAAGAGAGCATGACCTGTATATTGAAAGGCAGTATTCTCGAATCCAACGCGAACGAAGAAACACATACAGTGGTTATGCTAGTCAAAGATGGAGTCGAGAACTCGATACTCGCATCGAGCGAAAAATTGATGAGAAAATTCGAAACGTGATGGATAAATTATTCTAATGCTAGAATCGTTAGTAATTGCTGTTGGTATAATTCATGTATTGTTTTGGTTAGCAGTTATTGGATTTTTCTTCTGGGCGTTCACTAAATCTGTAGGATTCATTTTTAAATTTATTGGATATGGATTTCTTTGTGTTTCTTCCCTCGCCCTTTTGTTGTTCACGTTGACAATGGTTGTGAATTTATTTTGAACATATTTTATCTATCTAAAGACTGGGAAGTTTGTGCGCAGTATCACTGCGACAAGCACGTTGTGAAGATGTGTATCGAGTATGCGCAACTCCTTTCGACTGCGCATCGTGTACTTGATGGCGAACCGTATACTGATCTGACTGCGAATGGTCGTAAGATCAAACGCTGGCGTCTTGATAAGTATGATGACGAGATATACAAAGCATGCCATGTCAACCATCCCAGTGCCGTCTGGGCGCGTCAGTCACAGGCGAACTATGTTTGGTTATATCAATTGTGGGCAGAACTTGCTGACGAGTACACATATCGTTATAGGAAGACTCATGAGTGCTACCGCAAACTCGGTGGCATACTTTGCTTCCCGCCCAAGAATATCTGGGTCGGTACTGGTATGCATGATATGACCGAACCTCCCCCAGCGATGAAGCAGTATCCTCAATGTATTGTTGACGGGGATTCTATTGCTTCATATCGCAATTACTATCGAGAAGCGAAAGCATCGTTTGCTCGTTGGACTCATCGCCCAATTCCGGAATGGTTTGATATTGTTGCTTAATAAATAGTTGATAAAACT